TGTAAACTCCAGCTTCGATTTAAGCGTTTCAATCTCCGCCTGCTGGGCGATGATCTGCCCGCCGAGGCGCTGAATCTCTTCTTTATCCTGCCGCGCGGTGGTTTCCTCTTCGATGGTCCGGCGCAGGGCGTTAGGGTTTGAGGGGATGTTCACAATGGAAATTTCAAGGAGTTCCACCTGACCGAAATAATAGGTCGGGTTCTTCCCGTTTACGGCCTCCTCATCTTCTCCCCATGCTCCCCTGACGGTTTCACGGAATCCGACCGAGGTAGCCTTCAATGTTCCGTGCAACACCTTCTGAAAAATCTTCTCCGCAAGGGGATTGATCTCCGCGGGTTCAAAGGTGACGCGACCGATCAGTTTCCCATCTTCCACGAATGCCTCGCCGCGCCCCAGGATCAGGTCGGGATTGGGTTCACCCCAACCGCCATAGACCTCATGTTGGTAGCCGACAATCCCGTTTTTGTTGTAATTTTTGATGTCCCATGATTTGATGGGGATGACCGTGCCGTGCCGATCGCGGGTTTCATCCGAGATCACAAATTCAACGGTGCGGGTTTCCTCCGCCTTCGCCCGGTCGAATGCCCGGATTTCCCCGGAGATGTATGCCTTATTTTCCATTTTCGTTTTTGTTAAATTGTTCCAAAAGGTCGGAGAGTGTCATATTCGACGGGACAAGGAAATCATCGAGACCATCCACGCGGTCGAGGTTTAACTGCTCACGCACTTCGTTACGGCTCATGTACCCGCCATTGATGGCCGTGCGGAACCAGTTCGCCTGCGAGGCGGAATCCCCGCGCAACAACCCCGACAAATCGAATTTTATATCAATGGCTTCGGATTCACCCTCTGCAAAGAGTTTCACCTCCAATTCCGTCTCAAATCGCTTGCATTCGGGGCGTAACCCATACTTTACGAATTGGATGTCCTGCTGCTCCGTGTTGGTGAATGTCGAATGGGTGTGTTCCGCCAAAAGGCTGACCGGGACTTTCCAGATACGGGAGGCATCCTGGATTGAGAATAACCGTGTTTGGATGGCCTGCGCCGCGTCGGGGCTGATGCCGATGGTTTTGTACTTTAGTCCGTGTTCGAGAATAGGAGTCCCGTGGTCCCCGGCTTCCGCTATCCGTTTGGCCACCCTTAAATAGCTGGCGTCGGAGAGTTCCCCGTCAGTTTCGATAACCCCCCTTAATGCCCCCTTTTTATTGAAATATTCAGCGGCGAATTGCTGACCGGCCAGTCCGATACCGATACTTTGGGCGTGGTATGTCACGGGGTCAATGCCTACAATCCCGTCTTTTGAGAATAACTTGACGTGGAGGATGTCGTCTGCGAGGTAAGTCCCTGCGGTTTTCCCTTCCGTCACTTTGTAAACGACGTCATACCCGCGGGTCATCACCATTACGGAACCGGGATGAACCGGGTGCAGGGCCTTTGGGAAGCCATTACCTGCCCATTCGATGACGGCGTAGGCGTTGCCCCACCCGGCGACACAGGATTCCATGTACTCCCAAAACACGAAATCGGTCATGTAGGAGTTTGGCCGGTGGTGAATAAGGGAATAAACGGGGTGCCTGGTCAATTCTTTCTTTCCCGTGGAGGTGCGCTCATATACGGCTTTTGGAAGGGAGGCCAGATTTTCGGCTTTGATGGAAATAGCGGCAAAGGCGCCGGTAAACGTAAGGGCCGTGTCGTGGTCAACCATTTGCCCGGCAGCGGTCATGCCACCATTGCGCGGAATGTACGAAGAAGCAGGCATTACCAGCAATCCGCGCGTTTTCGCGTAATCTATCAGGCGTTTTTCAATGAAAGCGGGTAACCTCATTGCGATATATTGGACCAATTATCGCAAAGGTAAAGATTATTTTGACGCCTGTCAATTTGTTAATAACAAACTTTTATGCAAAAGTCGAAAATAACTTTACTTTACCTGTCCCGATTATCTCTGAAACTCCTAAAACTCGCGTACCTCCGTTGTCCGAACTCCCGCTGATATTCAGACTCAAGCATCTCATATACCTGTTCATGGGTAATTCCGGGGTCCCTGATCCGCATATCCGCCAGGGTGGACCAAAACAGGGAAATGAATCCCTGCTTTGTCGTCATCTGGATAATTCGCGGCGGAACCATCAGGCATTCTCCATCAGTTCGTTCACAACATCGACCCGGAGCCTGTTGACGTGCTTCAGGTCGTAGTATTCCCGGATATAGTCGAGCGCCTGATTACGGTATTTGTTGTAGCTGATCTGCTCCCGGAGCAGGAAGTCCAATTTCTCGCCGTAGTCCTGCGGATCCTTATATTTGATCGTCCCCGGTATAACATTCCATTCTTCCCAATCCGGCACAAGGCAAACCGCCCCGGAGAATGTCCCCTCTAAAGCCGCTATGTTGCTCTTGCAATGATTGAAAAAGTCGTTATATAGGGGGACCTGCATCACCCGCGGGCGGTATTCCTTCAGCCATTTGAAATACAAAACCGGATCTTCCGGCTTCCGGTATTTTTTATTGGGCAGATAAAACTCCCATGGGTTGTACCCGGCATAGACAAAGTTCCAATCTTTGTATTTGTCCTGCGCCTGAAGTATCTGGATTTCGTGAACCCTCAGATCCATACGGTGAGAGTCCCCACCACGCCACAAAACCGTTTTCTGCGTAGTGCCCTGCGCTGGTTCACCGATAAAATCAAATGGCAGGGCATTGGGTACAACCCGGACATTTTTGTTAAGCGGGCCATATAGCGTTTTTAAGGCCGCGGTGGACACCGTGATCACGTCGGCAAGTTTGGCTATCTCTGCGAGGTTCTGATGCACCTTCTCGTCGGAAAACGTGTCAAAAGCCCGGTTATTAGCCTGCGGAATCTCAAACAAATTATCGTCGTAGTCGATCCAAACCGGAATGTGCAGGTCTTTCAGAAATCTGGTCAACGGAAGCGAGGCATATGGCCTCTGCTGGAATACGATGTCGTACTGCGTAAGCGTAGACCACGTGAGGTTTCCGATCTTGCTTATGTCGTGGGTGTCGATGGTCAGGCCCGGGATTTTCCGCATCATATCCCGGAATACACCGGCGGCCCTGTACCATGATGTTGTGTCGTCTTTCGTGATGGTTAATGCTAAAATTCTCATATTTGTTAAAAATTAAGGATTTTCAAATCTGAATCTTTGTATGGCTCCGGCTTCGCCCCGCTCATATATCCGCCGATGGCGTTGATAATCGCTGTCAAACCGTCTATTTTGTTCATTGATTTCGCCTTGTGCAGTTTGATATTGTCGTTTGCATCCGTCACAGCTACCGCGTTGCGGAACATCCACCGGAGTACAGGGTCATTCATCAGATCGACCTCCGCACTCTCCACAAGCCGCTGAAGTTCCCGCGTCGGCTCGCTCATGGTCTTAATCGACTGATTGAACTCATCCAAAATGTTATTCAACCCCGCCTTCTGAAGCCCCTGCACCGTCCCGTGGTATGCTTTTGCCGGGTCATAAGCAATATTCCGGCAGTTCACACCCCGTATAATCTCGGTGATCTTCTCCACCTGCGCGTCTATGTCGATAACATTCCCCTCCGTCACGAAGATCCTGCCTTCCGCAGCCCATGTTTTATAATCCACTCGGTCGGCATTTTCCTCCATCTTCGCCTCTGGAATCCAATAGTACAGTTTAATCGCCTTTAACTCCGGAAAATACAGGGCTAGCGCGTTTATATCAACATGACTTGCAAGGTCCAACCCGGCATAACATGTTTGTCCAACCAGATCGGCGTCTGTGGTCCCGTTGCTACACTTTCTTACCTTCTCGTCTTGAATCCAGACGGTCGGCGCGTCCACCCATTGATTCAGGTTCTTCGTTTTGAAATTTACCTCTTCCGACCCGCCCCGATTGAGTGCAGACTTAAATTCCTCTTCCAGATATTCGGCAGATATGCTTATGCCCATGTTTGGATTGGACTTAGCCCATGTTTTCGGATCCTTCCAATCGTCCCCCTCGTCGGCGGAATAGATCATCACAAACGTATTTTCTTGCTTTTTGATCCCCAGAAGCACGTCGATATAAATCCTTCGCATCAGAAAACAGGGCGATGTTTTGTCAAACCCAGCAGTCGTAATCGTAAAGATCATAGGCTGTCGCCGCGCCCCGGTCGCAGACTTTAAGACGTTGTAAAGCATATCAGTTTTATGCGCGTGGTACTCATCCACGACGGCAAAGTGCGGGTTTAATCCGTCCAGTTTGTCGCTGTCAGCCGCCAGGGGTTCCATTTTTGACAGTGTGCTTTCCATCGTCAACGCCGACTGAAACCGCGCGATCTTATTCGATAGCGCAGGGCTTTTGCCTACCATGTTCCGGGCCTCCGTCCAGCATATTTTAGCCTGATCCCTTTTGGTTGCGGCCGTGTAAATCTCGGCACCGTCCTCTCCGTCCAGGACCATCATATACAGGGAGAGGGCCGCGGCGAACGTGGTTTTTCCGTTTTTTCGGGCCACCTCCACGTAAGCATACCGGAACCGGCGGGATCCGTCCAGACGTTTCCAACCAAACAGCACCCAAACGATAAACATCTGCCATGGTTCCAGCTCGAATCTCTTCCCGGAAAACTCCCCCTTTGAGTGTTTAATGATCGAAAAAAATGAAATACAGCGCATGGCGGCCACTTCATCAAACCGGATCTTCAGTTTATCCGCGTTTTCAAGGTCCGCCAAATGCCTCTCGACGGCCAACCTCTCCAATTTTCCGCAGATACG